AACCGCGATTGATCGCAGCATGTATGGTCAGGTTGTTGACCCGGTCACCACTACCACCACTACCGCCCAGCAAGATCCGATGCAGCAAAACCAAACGCCTGCGGTAATTACAGAAGCAAGCGACGGCACTTTACACCCCACGCCTGCTGCTGCCGCTGCGTACGAACAACAACTCGCTGCCAAGCAAGCAGCACAGCAACGAGCGCAAGAGAGCGCCCAGAACTTTGCAGGCATACAATCGTTGCTAGGAAAGGTAGATCTTGATGTCGGGGATCAAATATCTTCGTACACCACCGGTTACCCGACAAGTCAGGGCATGGAAATCCAACGCACTTTCATGCCTTTTGAAGGTACAGAAGAAGAACGGGCGACAGGTTACACCATGCCGATTTACAAGCCGGTGGCGCAACAAACCATGCCATCGTTGTTCAGGACAAGAGAAGCTGGTGATGTAGACCCTGACGCGTTCACTGCGGGCTCTGCTGCGCCGGGGCCTGGTTCAGGCACCGTCAACACCGGCACGCAAAGCACGGCCCCCGGCACATACGGTCTTGAGCCGACGCAAATGTATCAATGCCCGAACGGGTACGTGTTGTCTTTCGTGAATGGCAACCCGATCTGTAATCGTGTCGGTGGCGGCGGTCCGGGTAAGAAACGACAAGTCCCACCAAAGGTGATCGATATCACAGGTGGTATGCGATACGGCGGTGAGGTAGGCTTGAGTCAAGGCATCGGAAGCTTTGGAGCTTAGATATGGCAAATGGTGATACCCCACCTGTTTCATTGATGGATCGAGAAGGTTTGAATCTCGATGATGAGAACTTGCAGGCTGTTGAAGTAGAGGCTTTACCAGGCGATCTGATCACGAATGTAGAGATCGAAGGCATAGAGATTGTTCGAGAAGACGACGGCGGTGCTACTCTAGACTTTGATCCTTTCCGCAATCGGGATCGAGAAGACGATTTTTACGACAATCTCGCAGAGTTTTTGCCAGATTCGGTGCTTGCTCAAGTTTCCAACGAGCTCATGGAGCAATACAGCGCCAATCGAGCGTCAAGACAGGACTGGGAAGACGCGTACTCCAAGGGCCTTGAGCTTTTAGGCTTCAATTACGAAGAGCGCACAGAGCCTTTCCGAGGCGCTACCGGTGTAACGCACCCACTTTTGGCAGAAGCAGCGGTCCAGTTTCAAGCACAAGCGTTCAATGAGCTTTTGCCAGCGGACGGTCCAGTACGAACCACGGTTCTTGGCTCACAGACCACGGAAAAAATGGACCAAGCCAAGCGTGTTCAAGACTTCATGAACTACTACATTACCAATGTAATGGAAGAATACACGCCAGAGTTTGACCAGATGCTGTTTTATCTGCCTCTGGCGGGCTCTACGTTCAAAAAAGTGTACTTTGACGACGCTCTGGGGCGGCCAGTTTGTAAATTTATACCGGCAGAGCACCTTGTGGTGCCGTATGAAAGCAATGATCTAGAGACTTGTCCCAACATTACGCACGTCGTGCGTATGTCTTTGAACGATTTGCGTAAACAGCAGGTCAGTGGCTTCTATCGAGACATCAAAGTGCTGCCTTCACAGCCCGATTCGACCAGTGTTAGTGACGAAATCGACTATATCGACGGCACGCGGGCCACTGGAGTCGACTATGACTGCACCTTGTTGGAGTGTCACGTCGATTTGGACCTAGAGGGGTACGAAGATACCGACGAAAACGGTGAAATGACCGGCATTAAAGTGCCGTATGTGGTCACAATCAGTGAAGACAACGGCAAAGTGTTGGCAATCCGACGAAATTACCGCGAAGACGACCCTTTAACGTCAAAAATTCAGTATTTTGTCCATTATAAATTCTTGCCGGGCTTCGGTTTCTACGGGATGGGCTTAATTCACACGATTGGTGGCCTTTCTCGTACTGCGACGGCGGCTTTGCGTCAATTGATCGACGCAGGGACGCTTTCTAACCTGCCTGCGGGCTTCAAAGCCCGTGGTTTGCGGATCAGAGACGACGAAGACCCCTTGCAACCTGGCGAATTCAGAGATGTGGACGCTCCTGGCGGCCAAATACGCGATTCTTTGATGCCTTTGCCCTTCAAAGGCCCTGACGGGACATTATTTCAGCTTTTGGGCTTTGTAGTTCAAGCCGCTCAACGTTTTGCCACGATAACCGATATGAAAATAGGTGATGGCAATCAATCGGCGGCTGTTGGCACGACGATTGCTATGATTGAGCAAGGTGCCCGCGTGATGAGCGCGATCCATAAACGCCTTCATTACGCCATGAAGGTTGAGTTTAAGATTTTGGCGCGTGTAATGAACGAAAGCCTGCCTAATGTGTACCCGTACGCCGTTGCGGGGGCAGATCAGGCGGTGAAAGCAAGAGATTTCGATGAACGTGTAGACGTATTACCGGTTTCTGACCCAAACATTTTCTCACAAAGCCAGAGAATCGCTTTGGCGCAGACGGAACTACAGCTTGCAATGCAGGCCCCGCAGCTTCACAACATGCCGCAGGTGTACCGTCGAGTTTATGACGCTATGGGTGTCAAAAACGTGGACCAGATTCTGAATGCTGAAGTGACTGACGAAGTGCGTCCGAAAGATCCTGCGCAGGAGAACATGGACGCCCTCGAAAACGTGTCTCTGGAGGCGTTTAAGGGTCAAGATCACATGGCGCACATACAGTCCCACCTGTTGTTTGTAACCGGCGGTGTGGCCGCTACGTTGCCCCAGGTGGTGCTTGCGATACAGAAGCACATCCTGAACCATGTCCAGTTGATGGCGGAAGAGCAAGCCGAGGCGGCTTTTGCGCAGCAGAATCCAAACGTTGCATTGGCAGATCCTACAAACAACGCCCCTTTCCAAGCGTTGGTGGCGCAGTTTGTCGCGCAAGGGATGCAGCAGGCGGTCGCTCTGGGTCAACAGATACAGCAAGCGGGGCAGCCGCAGGAGCAGCAAGGACCCGATCCGCTGATAGCGTTGAAACAACAAGAGCTTCAATTGAAAGCTCAACAAGAGCAAAACGACGTTGCAGAAGAACAAGCCAAACTCCAACTCGAAAGAGAAAAACTGGCGCAACGCGAAGCGAACTTCCAGCAAAGGCTGGCTAGTCAAGAGGCCCAAACTCAGGCTCGTATTCAAGCGGGCATCGAACGGGAACTATTGAAACAAAGAGGTGACACATGAGAACAGTGAAAGTGAACGGCGTAAAGCCGAAAGAGCCACCGACACCTGTAGCAAAGGCCGATATCGAAGGCCAAGGCAGTATTCCATACGCGGTGGCTACCGAAGAAGCAACCCCTGACACAATGACCGCGAAAATTACCCGTGGTCAAAAGCGTGGCATGGGCGCAGCGTTACGGGGCGGACGCTTTACAATCGCATAAAAAGCGATAATATCGGACTTACTCGGAGAGTAAACGACAAGGAAAACCCTTGAACGATCTAGATGTCGTGCAGTTTGTGCAAAAAACATTGAAAGGTCGCAAAGCCCAAATTCAAGAACTCATGTCTGAAGGCGGGATAAAAGATATGGAACATTACAGAGAGTGCATGGGTGAAATCAGAGCGTGTGATTACGTTTTGGTCGAACTTTCTGAAATGCTGAAAAAACAGGAACAAAGAGATGCCTGATACGAATGAAGCACTAGACGTGTCTGAGTGCTACGTCGCAGAAGAAAAGCGGGTATTAGACCCGTCCCTAATGGATAAAGAACTTATTGAACGTTTGCCCCAACCAACGGGGTGGCGCATCTTAATTATGCCCTTCCGCCCACCGGAGAAGAGTGACGGCGGTATTTTACTTGCACCTAAAACCCTAGAAGAAGACGTGATACAGACACAGGTTGGTTACGTTTTGAAGGCTGGGCCGCTTGCATATAAAGACAAAGAGCGATACCCCACCGGCGAATGGTGCAAAGAAGGCGATTGGGTAATTTTTGCTCGATACGCTGGATCTCGTTTTCGTCTAAACGGCGATAAAAAAGCAGCTTTCGGCAGCGAAGTGCGAATGCTGAACGACGACGAGGTGCTAGGCACGATTTTAGATCCAAAAGACATTTATCACGGTTAGGAGTAAAAAATGGCAGAGTCAAGCCCTGCGCACGAGCCGGATGACGGACAGATCAATCTGGAGTTCGATGAAGAGGCGCAAGAAGTTGTTTTAGAAGAAGATTCTCAACAAACCGCAGCGACCCCGCAACCTGTTGAGACCGAAGAAGAATCGGTGGACGAACACGAGCAGTATGGCAAATCGGTTCAAAAAAGAATCAACCAGCTTACAAAACGTGCGAGAGAGGCAGAAAGAGAGCGCGAAGAGGCGGTCAAGTTCGCACAAGCCGTTCAGCAAGAAAACCAAAGCGTCAAGCAGCGGCTACATAATCTAGATAAGAATTATATTGACGAGTACGGCAACCGGGTTTCGTCAGAGCAACAACGCGCCAAGGATGAACTCAAAGCTGCGATAGAGACAGGCGATACCGATAGGCAGCTTGAGGCACAAGAAAAAATTTCACAGCTTGCTGTTGCTGCGGATCGTCACGCCCAGGCACGTGCTCAAAGAGAGGCTCAGGCCGCACAGTTTGAACAAGAAGTGCAGCAGCCCGCTTATCAGCCAGCGCCACAAACGCAAAGACCAGATCCCAAAGCAGAAGAGTGGGCAGAAAATAACACTTGGTTCGGCCAAGACTCTGCCATGACTTTTGCGGCATTCGGTATTCACAAAGAGTTGATCCAAGAGAAAGGCATGGACGGCACAAGTGACGAATACTATGATGCCCTAGATTCCGCTATGCGAGACGCGTTTCCTCATAAGTTTTCGGACGCCGAAGAAGAAGTTTCGCAACCGCGCCGGACTACACAAACTGTAGCCGGTGTATCTCGTCCGTCGAAAGGCGGGCGCGGCAAAAAGGTTAGACTCTCCCCTAGCCAAGTAACTATTGCCAAACGATTGGGAGTGCCGCTTGAAGAATATGCGAAGTACGTGAAGGAGTAGACATGGTAGATTCAACTGACAAAGAAATTGAAGCGATCAAGAAAACTTCTCGCGCAAAATCATCAAGGGCCGCGACTGCACAACGCAAACCGTGGTCCCCTAAGTCAAATTTAGATGCTCCACCCGCGCCTGAAGGGTTCAAACATCGCTGGATACGTGCAGAAACTCGTGGCTTTGATGACACAAGTAACATCAGCGCACGTCTCCGAGAGGGCTACGAGTTAGTCCGACGAGATGAATACCCTGACTTTGAGGCACCAGCTATTGAATCGGGTAAATATGAAGGGGTGTTTGGAGTTGGCGGATTGCTTCTAGCTAGGATTCCGTTAGAGACGGTGGCTGAGAGAACCGATTACTTCAACAGGAAGCACGCGGATCAAGTCGAAGCCGTTGAAACTGATGTCCTACGAGAGAATGCACATTCAACTATGCGCATTGGCAAACCTGAACGTCAATCGCGTGTTACTTTTGGTGGTCCTCGTAATCAGTAAGGTATTAGGAGACTTTTTATGGCAAATCAGGAAACCGCGTACGGTCTACGTCCGATTGGACTTGTAGGTAGTGCCGTCAATTCTACTGGTGTAACGAAGTATGAAATTGCTTCTGACAACACCAATGCCATTTTCCAGTACAGCATTGTCATCCCGCTCGCTGCGGGCGTGATTGACCAAGCTGGAGACACCGCAGGCGGCACCACCGCTGCTCTGGGTGTTTTGGTAGGTGTAGAATATGTCGACTCGACTTCAAAGAAGACTGTATTCAGCAATTATTGGCCCGGATCAAACAACGTAAGCGTAGACACGAATTTCCCTGTCAAAGCTTTGGTTGCAGACAATCCGATGCAAACTTTCCAAGTCGCAAGCGACGCATCACTGACTGACCGTGCTACAGCACTGGCCGGTGTATTCGCGAACGCAAGCCTTGGTACGTCTGCTCGTACGGGCTCTACTAACACGGGTCGTTCTAACTCGGCTTTGAGTGTTTCATCTATCGCTACAACTGCTACCCTGCCGTTGAAGATCATGGGTCTCGTCGATGACGACGCGAACAGTGACTTTACCGCAGCAGGCATCGGTTTGATTGTACGCATAAATGCACACTACAATTCGCCAAACGCTCGATTCGATTCACAAACCACTGCCACTACAACTGGCATCTAAGGTAGGAGAACTTCAATGCCTATTACTCGCGCACAATTAGCGAAAGAGCTTGAACCTGGCCTTAATGCTTTGTTCGGGCTTGAGTATGATCGTTACGATCAAGAGCACGCAGAAATCTTTGACGAAGAAACTTCAGACCGGGCGTTTGAAGAAGAAGTCATGCTTTCTGGCTTTGGTACTGCCCCTGTGAAATCAGAAGGCAGCGCAATTTCGTTCGATGACGCGCAGGAAACTTATACTGCACGTTATACGCACGAGACAATCGCGCTCGCTTTTTCGATCACCGAGGAAGCGATTGAAGACAATTTGTACGACCGGTTGGCAGCGCGTTACACGCGTGCGCTGGCTCGTTCAATGTCTCAAACCAAGCAGATTCGTGCTGCTACCGTTTTGAACCAAGCATTCAGCACAGCCTCACCCATAGGTGACGGTGCTGCGCTTTGTTCGGCGGCTCACCCCTCGATCTCTGGTAACCAGACTAACCTTCTAGCTACTGCAGCGGATCTCAATGAGACTTCGCTAGAG